AGCTGATTCCGGTGATCTGCGGCTGCGTCGGTGCAGTGCTCGGCATCGCCGGGCTGTATCTTATGCCGGATTTCCCGGCAACAGATGCGATCAATGCACTGGCTGTCGGTATCGTGTCCGGTCTTGCAGCGACTGGTGTGAACCAGATCTACAAGCAGCTCACAAAGACAGGGGAGTGAGGGGAGGTGATCCTCGTATCTCGGCAGTCCCTTCCGTCAAAGGGACAAGGAACTACATGGCTCTTCGGGTGTCACAGCCCGGAGGGCTTTTTCGTTAGGAGGGAAAGATCATGAGTGAATACAGAGGTATTGATGTCAGTCACTGGCAGGGAGCCATTGACTGGGCAAAGGTAAAGGCAGCCGGCATCCAGTTTGCCATCATCAAATCGGGCGGATCCGATGCCGGTTTTTATACCGATCCCAGATGGGAGGAGAACTACAAAGGAGCCAAGGCCAATGGCATCGCAGTCGGAGCCTATTACTTCGTAGGTCCGGGATGCATTTCGGCGGCAGATGGACAAGCAGATGCAGAGCGATTCCTTGCACAGCTCAAAGGAAAACAGTTCGAATACCCGGTGTATATCGATGTTGAAGCGACTCCTGCATCTAAAAAGGCTGGTGCGACAGAGGCAGTGATTGCATTCTGCAGGGCAATGGAAGCGGGTGGATATTATGCCGGGATCTACAGCTCCACCTATTCTGGATTCCGCGACCGCTTGGATGATTCGAAGCTCACGCCATTCACCCATTGGGTTGCACAGTATGCATCCAAATGCACCTATGGCGGATCCTATGGAATCTGGCAGTATTCGTCTTCCGGACAGGTGAACGGCATCAGCGGCAGGGTGGATATGGATGTTTCTTATCAGGACTTTCCGTCCATCATAAAGAGCGGTGGATTCAACGGATTCACGAAGCAGAGCGGAAATACGCAGACTGCCATACCGGTTCAGCCGATGAAGTCAGTGGATGAAATTGCCCGGGAGGTTCTGGCTGGAAAGTGGGGTAACGGAACGGATCGAAAGAGCCGTATCACATCTGCAGGATATGACTACACAGCCGTTCAGGCAAAAGTGAACGAACTGCTCCGCGCACAGAGCAGACCGCAGGCGGTTTACTATACCGTGCAGCGCGGTGATACGCTTTCGGCCATCGCCAGAAAGTACGGAACCAGCGTGGCAACAATCCAGAGGCTGAATGCATCGTTGATTCGAAATGTAAACGTGATTCAGGTTGGATGGAAGATCCGGGTGCAATAAATTTGATTACTCTTCAGACTTGGCGGATAACCGATCATAAAGAATATCGGTTTGGTTCGTGGAGATATGGACGCGCTCTTTTTTAAGCAGTGTGCGTTCACGTTGTCCTTCTTCAAAGTTTCGTCTGGTTTTCTCGAAAATTGAACAACAGGTATATTCAATGGCGGCAGATCCATTCTGAGAATTGATGATGAAAATAAAGTCCGTATTATCAATATGGCTCGAAATCAGGTAATTCGCTTTTATATTTGTGTAAAACGAATAGAACTGCGACATGTACTTGAAAAGAGTGAATTCACTATCCAGTGACTCCTTCAGTCTCATGATAGCATGCAGTCTTGGGACAACGTCATTTTCAAATTGTGCCGCACGGAGGAATGGAGCGGTATCGACAGTACCATCAAGTATTTTCTTAAGCAGCTTGTTTGGAGAAAAACGTGGTGCTGCTATGTCCTTCATGTATTGAAATCCAGCCAAATGCGGGAAATCGGAAGGGGTGAATCCAAGTGTTATGGTATAAAGTTTATTCTTGTAACCATAGGTGAAGATATAACGATATTGTGTCAGATCCATCCATGCTTCAGCAGCCTGAAATAGGATGTCTTTATTTGAGCATTCCATATAGAATAAATCCTGCTAATTTTGAGCAATAACAAAGGGATCCTGCAACTGCAAGATCCCTTTACATTTAAAGCTAGCGTTTTCGTTCAGTTCACGAGAACCTATTCGGTTTGTGGTTATCGCTAAACCCATGGTAGAGCTCCGCAATCGGCTGCATTCCGACACAGTAGACTGTTTCACAGCTCACGATAGCTGATCAATGTCGCTATCCTCTATCAAGAGTATAACACAAGCTGGAGTAAATTCAAGGAATTGTTAAGGTTCAGCGTTTATCTGAGCACTATGAACCTAAGGACGATCCCAAGGGCGCGGCAGTAACGAGGAAATTTTTGACGTGTAGATTACATTACAAGACTTGAAGGAAAATATCAATCTTATATTCGCAATCTTCAGCAAAGTCTGTCCCGGAAATGAAAGGATTCCGGGACATTTTTCTTGTAATTCTTTAAAAAACAGGAGCAGGGTCTGTTGCAATCATCGACAATTTCCTTCCGCACAGGGCCTGCTTATTCTACGTTCTTTCTTATTATAATGCGTTGCTATTACGGCCCCTCAGAGGGAACATGTCACTACCAAAGGAGGAAGCGCAATGATTCAGAAAATCGAACATCGGAAAACCGTGAAAAAGATTACAGCAGAAAAGCCGAAGATCCGCGCTGCCGCCTACTGCCGGGTATCCACAGCGCAGGAGCTGCAGGAAGATTCCTTTGAACTGCAGATGGAAACCTATCGAAAGAAGATCGAGAGCAATCCGGACCTTACGCTGGTGGATGTCTACGGGGATCTTGGTCGGAGCGGCACACAGATCAAGGGGAGAAACGAATTCCAGCGCATGATGAAAGACTGCCGGGATGGAAAGATCGACCTGATCTATTGCAAGAGCATCTCCAGATTCGGAAGAAACATGGAGAACGTCCTTGCTTCGATCCGCGAGCTTCAGAAGCTCCATGTCCGGGTGATTTTCGAAAAGGAAGGTCTGGACACGAAGGATCAGCAGTCAGAGATAATCTTCGGCATCATGGCGACGATCGCAGAAGAAGAGAGCCGGTCGATTGCAGAGAACCTGCACTGGGGCAGGAAGGCGAGACTGAAGAAGGGAAGACCTTATGGCGATGTCAGCTACGGCTATCGGGAGAAGAAGGATCATACCTGGGTGATTTATGAGCCGGAAGCGGAGCGGGTACGGACCGCATTTCGAATGGCGCTGGACCACCATAACTACACAGAGATCCGGAGCGGGCACTTTGTGGGTAAGCTCAGAAAAGTTTTTTCACTTTTTTCAGTGCCCCCTCCAGCCGGTCATTCACAGAATCCCTGCTGATTCCAAGGCGTTCAGCGATTTCGCGCTGCTTCAGTCCGTCATAATAGTAGAGAAGAAAAACTTCCCGCTGTTTTTCTGTAAGGCTTTCCAGCATCTCACGGCGCGTTTCTTTACGGATGAAGATAGTCTCCGGACTTTCTCCGATCCGGTCTTCCCGCCAGACATATGCCTTCTCATATGTCTCGGCCTCCGCATCGCCGTCCTTATCTCCATTATCGTCGCTGTCATAATCCTTGGTTCCCGTCCGGCTGCTCGTCCGGTTCATGCTGTTAGACTCAATATGGTGCTCGCCGATCAGGGTAACGACAGTAACCCAGGGGAGCGACTCCAGCAGTCCCTCCGGCAGTGTGTCCTTGTCCGGCAGGATGCCTTTCTCCGCATCGGATGATTCATCAAAGTAATAAGTAAAGGAAATACAGTCCGGCAGCCACATCACCGTGCGGCCGGACCCGTTATCATAAACGGCGTAACCGCAGCTGTATGCCATGCAGCCATCCGCCTTTGCCACAACTGCTCCACCTGTCTCGGACAGCTCCTTCGGTGTGGGAGTCTTCACCGCTCTCATTACATTTCCAAGGCTACCGAGGAGCTCGTTCAGTGTGGTTTCGTTGTTGATGATGGTGGCCTTGCTGTTTCCATTCGCGTTGATAGTGATATTCATTTGTTTTCCTTCCTGGCTCTTTGGCCAAATGGCCTGAGCAGTTGTCCTCTCTCACCGCTGTTGTCTCTTCTGACTTTGCCCTTTCCTCCGACAACCGTCTCGATCGTCTTGTTGCTGATGTAGCTTCCCGTGTAGTAGGGATTCACAAGCAAATACTGCAAAGTGGACTGGATCCATGTTCGTCCAGTCCCATCCCATCCCGATCCTCCATCTCCTGCAGAGCCATCCCACGACAGTATATGAGAGGAACATCTGAATCTAAATGAATTCAGGCAGCTCCTCTTGAGACAACACGGCGACTGTGATTTTCAAAACGGGTCACAGCCGTTTGTTACATTCGGGGCTGCAGGCCATACCATGCAGAGAAAGGACATATCTATGGAAGATTACTTTGAGCACCCATGTTATCCCGGAGAGCTTGGCGACCGAAAAAACTACAACAGGCTGGTCTTTATCTGCAGCCCGTACCGGCCGCAGTCAGATGATCCGGCGGAACAGGCTAGAGAGCTTCTCCGGCATATCAAGCTGGCGAAGATCGGATGCAGGCTTGCCGTTGAACACGGCTGTGCCCCAATCGCACCGCACCTGCTTTACCCGCAGTTTTTGGATGACCGAGATTCGGAAGAGCGTGATGCTGGGAAGAAATGCGGCCTTCAGTTCCTGAATCTCTGTGATGAGATGTGGGATCTGGGCAGGAAGATTACACAGGGCATGGCCGCAGAGATTGCGGCTGCCAATGCGAACGGTATCCCATCTTCCCAAAGTTCAACGTCGATGGCCTTATGCGCGGTGATTATCAGTCCCGAATGAACGGCTATGCGGTGGGCTTTTCGAACGGTTTTCTTTCTCCCAACGACATCCGCAGACTGGAGAATATGGACCTGATCCCTGCTGAGCAGGGCGGTGATGATTATTACCTGAACGGGTCCTATACCAAGCTGAAGGATGCGGGCTCTGCCTACGGCACAAACCAGGTGGCGGAGCAGGAGAAACAGACTGCGGAAGACCCACCGGATGAGGATCAGCCGAATGAAAAGCCCATGAGCCGCAAGGCAGAGAATGTGGCTCCGATCGCTACCGACGAGTATGCCGGTGCCTTCTGGAATATGATCCGCAACCAGGGCGACCAGTTCGCTGTCCGCAACGCGCTGAATATCGGCGAGGACACCGAGGGCGGCTATACCGTGCCTGACGAGTTTGAGCACCGCCTGATCCAGGCT